TAAGATTGGTGCCGCTGGTAGTTTGTATTCCAACCTTGTCTCGGGTTTCTGGTCTTAGATTTACTTGACTATAATTAGTAAAGAAATATTTTCTTAATAACATGTCTGGAACGGGTATCGCTCCTAGTGATGACTATTTTGATATTAATAAGTTTCAGCAGCTCCTTGAGCGACTTGAGGCATCAAAAGGTCGTCAACAACGTCAAAAGTCTCTTGAAGGGCGTCGCGACATCTTTGCGACCGGCCTTGGTAGCATGATGTCTAATTTCTGATTTTATGGAATCCTCCAGGGAAGAACAGCAATTTGGTGCTGACTTTAACCTGGAGGGGTACCGTAATTTACTTGAACGCCTTCAGGCGTCTAAAAGGAAAGAAGTCCAATTAAACAAAAAAACTTCCCCTAGGCCAACACAGGCACAAACGTGATTTGTTATCATGACCAGTAGCGTCCCCTTAGGACAAACCGATGCTGACGATTGGTTTGATCTAGACAAATATCGTCAAGCAGCGGGTGTTGCTTACGAGTTTTCAAAGAAAAAAATGGAAACTGCTGGTGAACAAGAACGTGAAACTATCGGTAAAGGAGCATCAGAGCAACGCACATCTGCCGAGCAAAGGCAAGATTTCAGCGAAAAAGATGAAGCCCGCGACTACGCCCAGGCCCAACGAGCTTATCGATATTGAAATTTTTGATCAGTGGGTAGATAATTTAGATTCAGCTACTCAAGAAAGTTTTATTGAGTTTGCTCGGACAACTTATTCAATTATTGAAATTTATCTCTACGCTCGTTTCCTTAGCTATAAAGGAACAATAATTGGCTGTGAAGGCTGGGTTTTAGATAGGTATCCCAAACCTGACCACAGAAAACTCCTTCTTCAAGAAATTGATGAGATGCGAGAAGACATGCGTAAACTGCGTGAGGATATTGAAAATCTGGCAGTTAAGCGTGATGTTGGTGTAGCCAGATTGGCGGGCATGGCCAAGGAGTTACGTGGGACCATAAGCCAAGTAGAAAATTACACAGGTGCAAGGGATCGACGGGGACTGCTCCTTGCTGGAGCTGACCAAGCCATACGTGAGTTATTAGCTATTTTCAAGGAGGACCCTATTGAAGGTCCACTGGGAGAAGCGTCAATGTCTGTATGGGCTAAGATGCAATTAAGTGAATAATCACTATTCGGTAATGCCTGCACAACAAGAATCCCTGAACACCCCTCCCTTAAGGCCTGGGATTATTTTTGGTCCTGGTCGATCCACTCGAATTCCAGAGTCTGGGACTCTTGAGTATCAAAAAATGGTTGAGCGTATGCGTAATATCACCACACAACAAAAATGAAAAAAGGTAAGATGCCGCCTCAGTTGGTGGAATACTTTAAAAAGAAAGAAGCCAAGAATGAAGATGGCTCAGAAATGAATGATAAAGAAAAACGTTTGGCTGCATTAAATAAGGCGCGAACTTATCAAAAACAAAAGAAAGACAAGAAATAAGCTAGTATTACTTTAATTACTGGTTCTCTTGTGCCTGCGTATCTACATCAAAACTATCGACGGAACGCACAGGCTGCTGCTAAAAAACATCGAGTACGTCGAAATGATGACGAAGTATTGCTTGAAAAAGCAAGAGAAGATTTTGCATATTTTTGTGAGTATATTGATCCCAATAAAAAACCAGCCAAACACCATCTTGAATGGCATCGTCATCTTATAACTGAACAAGATACTAATTGTTTAATTAAAATTGGCGGCCCAAATGTAGATTTATTGGCTCCTCGTGGGTCTGCTAAAAGCACTCTTTTGGGTTTATTTACGGCCTGGTCAATTGGCGTACACACATTAGCTAAAAAACCTTTACAAATTCTTTATCTTTCTTATACCGTTGATATTGCTAGGTCTAAATCAGCCACGATTAAACGCATTATTGAAAGTAAAAGATATCAAGCTATCTTCCCTTGCGTAAAGCTACTAAAAAACGTTACCAGTAACGAATATTGGTCTATTGACCATCGCTTCGCTGGTATTGATATCACCGGTGATGAGCAATTTACTTTATGTGCTGCGGGACTAAAGGGCTCGGTTACATCTAAACGTTCTCATCTGTGTATTATTGACGACCCTATTAAGAGTTCGTCGGACATATCTAATCCAGATATACGCAAAATGATGCAAGATAACTGGAATGCTGTCATCTCTCCAACTATGTTTGAAGGCGGCAGGGCCATTTGCCTTGGCACCAGGTTTAGACACGATGATATTCATACGACAACTTTTAATCAACAAAATAATTGGAATCAGATTGTTCTTTCTGCTATCTACAACAATGAAGAAACGGGAGAAGAAGAATCTTATTGGCCTGAAATGTGGTCATTAGATTATCTTAAAGAGAAGAAGCGACAGGCGCCAATTGCTTTTTCTTTTCAATATATGAATCAAGTTATCAGGCAAAACGAATTATCGTTGGCTCCTGAATTACTTATTAAAGCAGAAATTGCGACTGAATTTGATGCGTTAGGTGTAGGCGTTGATCTTTCTGCTGGAATTAAAGAAAAAAATGACTACACAGTTATGGTTCTTGGCGGACGAATTGGGGATAAAATTCACATCATTGATTATCGCCGCATTCGGGTTATGGGAAATCTTGAGAAATTAGACGCTCTCAAGGAACTTCTTAATGACTGGTCCATTTTAGGTAAAGATGAAAATAACAATTATTTTCCAACGTATAACACTTGTGATGTATGGTCTGAAGCAGTTCAGTACCAAGCTTCTTTAGAGGCTGACTTTAGGCGAGTTTGCTTGAACAATGAAAGTTTGTATAATATTCTTTGGCATCCTGTTAAAGGATTTCGAGCTGATAAATTAGCACGCTTTAGGGGTATTATGGGTATGTTTGAAGATCGTAAAATTATTTTTAATCGATATCGTAATTTCACCTCAATGTTTGAAGAACTTACTAATTTTGGTGTGAGTAGTCACGACGACTGTGTTGACTCACTTGTATGGCTTGTTACTGGATTGGCCCGTAAGGGACAGTTGCATATTGATTATTAACAGTAGAATGGTTAAAAAAGTTTAACCGTGGGTCCAGAGTATTTAGCCCTAGTTCTAACAGCTGGGATAGCAGGGCTATCCGGAGGATCCTGGACAGCCAATAAAATTCTATCTAGAGTACACGAGCGCGTTAAGCAGCTTTCCGATTCAGTACACGATCAACAAAACAAAGTGGATAGCTTAGAAACTCAGCTGAATCGTTTGCCTCTTGACTACGTATTGAAAGTTGACTTTCTTAGAGAAATTCAACAGATGCACGACAACTTTAAACAGATTAATAGTAAGCTGGACAAAATGATGGAACGCCTTTTGAAATGACCACTTACATTATTGAAGTTCAAGAAAGCGAAGATGGTGAGCTTTTTATTGAATTTCCAGATGAGGTAGTTGAAGAGCTGGGCTGGAAAGAGAATGACGTTCTTTCTTGGGATGTACAGGGAAACGGTATTGTCCTTTCACGTGTAAATGAAGAAGGCGGCTACGAAGTAATAGAAGAGTAAAATAAAACAACACGACTATTGATACATGTATCGTTACGGCGGAGAAAGTAATGTTCCTGGTGCTCCAGGAAATTTAATGGCAGGAAACCCCTTTGGGTCTAGTTTTGTAATTGATCAAAACGTACCTAAACGCAACCCAGGCCAAGGTCCGCAGATTCCAAATATGTACATGCCAACACGGCCCTTTAGGCCTGGAGAGCCTGGGCGCGAAGGTGCTATTGATGTACAGTTCCGTCAAGCAATGATGCAAGGAATGCCGCCAATGGGTAATGCTGGTTTTTATATGGGACCCCAATACGGACAACAAATGCCCCCTGGATTCCACAATAAAACCGTTTCGTAAGCCAGCTCTGTTAAACTAACTAGATAATTGGTAACTAATAATTAATGGCTGCCGACGCAAAATCTCGACTCAAAGAAATTGTTGACTCTTATCTTGAAAAAGATGGGGGTGCAGGTGTTGATACAAGCGTTGTAGCAAGCCACTTGGCTCAGATGAAAATGTTTGGCATCCGTCAGGGTGTTGAGTTTTTTCCCGGCCAAGATAATTTTGGCAGCCAACGTAAAGATTTTATTGACCGTGTAATTAAATACAATCAGATTGACACCCATCTTGATTCAATTTGGGAGTATTTTTTATGTGATGGCCAAAGTCTTTTTTATATTCGGCCAACTCAAAACAATTATCGTCTTTATTTTTTTCGTAAACACGAGTATCGAAGCTATTACAACATTGATGGCGAACTTGACGAGGTTGTAATTATTTACAGCTATAAAGTGAAGACTGGATTTGGTTATAATCAAGACATAAATCAAACTTCGCTTTCCGGTCTTGAGTCTCTTGGGGGCGGAGGATCAAAGCGCTACATTCGTCTGTCTATTAAAAAAAGAACAATCGAAGAAACTCACTCCGAGGGTGAGCTTTCTTTTGATCAGCCCATGGGTACTATCCCCGGCAAAACAAAAAGTTATCGCAACACTCTTGGTTTTATTCCTTGTGTTGAAATCTTTAATAACCCTAAGGGTTTTTCAACCGAGGGTGTTGGTGAGTTTGATGCCCTCGCCAATCATATTGTTACCCACGACGAATTAATCCGCACTATGCGGAAAAATATTCAATTCTTTGGTAACCCAACTCTTCTTTCTTCTCGCCCCAAGACCGACTTAATTGAGTCTGGAGGTGATGGCGTTGTACAGCGCCCCTCCATTGCTGCTAATTCTGGTTTCAATAGTCCTGCTTCTCTTAGTCGTTCCTCCTTCAAGGCGGATCCTATTAGTCGAGGTGTCGATGGACAAATTCGAGTTCCTCGTATTATTGCAAACCTAGAGCCGAATGACAGAGTTGGTTATATTGTCCCAGACGCAATTACTGGAGATCAGAACTCTTTTTCGCGTCAGTATCGAGAAGAAATTAGAACTGCCTTGGGCGGTGTAGATGAGCTTTCTATTTCTGCCGGTGTAACCGCAACAGAATATAAATCTCTATTTGGACGTGTTGCTGCCACATCTAAAAAGAAAGCAAATGCAATATATACTTACGGAATTTGTCGGTGCCTTGAATTAATTATTTTCCAAGAAGAGCGTTTGTTTAGAGATACTTTGGCTGCTGCTGCAGGTCTTGAAAAGCCTGTGGAACCCGAGGAAAATGCTTCCCCAGAAGAAATAGGAATGTACAGGGAAGCCCTAAGTGAATTTGAGGAGCGGATTAAACAATTAATGATGGCCTGTGTTCAGACACAGCAAATACCGCCTGGTGTTTTAGGTTTAATTCCGGATGGTGATATTACAATGCAATGGCGTTGGTTGGGTCCTGTGTATGAGGACTCGACACAGGACATCCTGAACAACTCCATCGTGGTACGTAACCTA